TTCTCTTTCAAATTTAACTTTATCTTTCTATAGAACTTTTAGAATTTTTAATTCTAAATCACTCATATCAATCACCAAATACTTTTTCATAAGTGCAATCTTTAATTGTAAGATCGTCTCTAAATTGCATCATTTTTGCATGTCTAAGTGAATGTGCTTCTGGATCTAACTCCATCGCATTAACCTCGATACAACGCCCTTTATATTTTTCTGGGTCTTTTTTAATTTCTTCAGTAAGTCCACTGAGAAGTCCAATCGGGAATATTTTTCCGTCTTTTAATACTGCAATTTCAAGGCTACCTGCAAAATTATTATAGTAAGATTTAGTTACTGGTATAATTGGATCACCTTCAACATAGTCTTTATAATAATTCGCCATAGGATCGATAGGTAGCTTTAATTCAGCAACCACATTCATCCAATAGGGCCAAGTTTCAATTTCTTTTCCAGTATATTCTTTTTTAGGTTGGGTCGCGCGGCCTGTAAAGAAACAATCAATTGTATTAGCTATTTCTTTTTTGACCTTAATTGTTTGACGTGCGGGAGTTCTTTTAAAATAAACGGGGCAATCTTTACGATGGATTACCATACCTTCATTACCAGCAGCAAGATACTCATTAAGTTTTTCCCAAAGTTCTGCACCATCATAATAAGTTGCATATTCTACATAAGGATTAGGATAAGCGCGAGAAAGTAAATCAAGTTCATCAGCTCTATCCCACATTCCTTCTTTTGTTAAATCCTTGCCATCTGATACCATTACATCAAATACATAAAGGTGAAGTTTTTGATCAGCTTCTTGACGAGCGATACATTTATCTTTTAAGCAACCAAGAAGAGAAGTAATTTTCTTTGAACCTTCATTACCGGGAAGATATACTTCGCAAAGAAGAACCGTCTTAGGGGGTAAAGAATCAAAGTATGGTTTAAGATGAGGAACCCATTCTATTTTATTAATTGCTTCACCCGATACAGACTTGTTTCTTGAAATCATATATGCTTGTCCATTTTCATCAACGCAGCATCTCTGATAATATCCGTCACGCTTGAGCGCGCCGCAATAATTTCCACTAAATATATAATTTTTTATTTCCGTCTTGTAGTCTCCTTTATAAGATTTTGGATAAGACCAGTATCGCATTGGTTCGCAATTAATCCAATCTATTCCATTTATATTACAAGTCATAAATTACATTTCTCCTTTAAATATTTAAAATTTATATCTTCATAATCCCAATAAGGAATTTCAATTAATAAAATATTATTTTGTTCACAATAATCTTTTTTTAAAGTATCTCTAACTTGATTTTCTTCAGAAAACCATAAATTATTTTCATCATAATGCTAAATGCCTTGGTATTCTATTAAACATAAAAGCTAATTATTTTTAAAAATAGCAAAATCAAATTTTAGTGGGCTTTTATATTTTAAATTATCAAAAGTAAATTGCTATTTAAATTCAATATTATTTTCTAATAATATATTTTTAATTTTAAGTTCGCCTTTGGATTTATTACATCCACACGAAGTTGTATTTCCATTCAGTAAATAGTGAGCAACAACATTTACTATTGATCCGCATTCGCACTAACATTTCCATACAAATTGATTATCTTGATTTTTACCTATACATTCTAAAGCAGTTAATTTTCCAAAAGTCTAATTAAATAAGTCTTTAAAATTATGTTCTGTTCTTTTTTCTGCTCTATAACAACCACAAGAAGTTGTTAAACCCGCTCTTAAATTTTTACCTATTACACTAACTTCATTTCCACAGTCACAACGACAAATCCATTTCTTATGTTTGTCATTTGATAACCCATCTTCGCGTAAAACAACTAATCTGCCGTATCTATTTCCAATTTCATTTTTTAAATTTGGTGCTACTCTATCACAACCACAACTTTTACTAGTACCGTTTCGTAAAGTTACACCTGCAACTGCTTTATGGGTTCCACATTCGCAAACACAATTCCATTTACTATTTCCAGCATAATCTATAACTGTCCACTTACTATCTGGAACCCCATGTTCTTTCATTATCCAATTTGTCATATCTATTTTTTTACTCATTTTCATCACCCATATATAAGTAATAAATTTATATGGATAATATAGAAAATCCATCCAAATTTAAAATTTATTTTATACCTCTTTCATTTTTAATTTGTGCTAAAAATAGCCTAGCATTTGTTTGTAATTGACTTAAACTACTATCATTTGATATGATAAAATCATATTCATAATTTTTTACTTTTTCATCTGCATGATTTGAGTATTCTACGTCGTTCTGCGCGCGGTCGATAAAAACGGTGATAGCATTAAAGTCTTCTACAAATCGTTTAATTTCTTCAGGCTCGCGCGAGTGTACGAACAAAAAGAATTGATTTGGATCTAATCCATATGAATTAGCATTTGTTTCAATTACTCTAATTTTTCTTTTAACATCATTATAAGACAAATCAAGCCACTTACTAAATATATCTTTAAGATCACTTAAGGCTTTTCTTGCTTCTAGTGTCTTTTCACCATCCCAACCGGCTTTATATGCAATTTCTTTTATAGAATCTACCGTTGAAATTGCATAACCATATTCTTTTAACTCCCAAAGACAAAAAGTTACAAAAGTATCTTTTCCCGCACGTTAGCGAGGATAGCCATTAACTATTACTACATTAACACCATCCATTAAAAACCACCTCCTTGAGCAATTTTATCAACATATTCGTTCCAGATCACGCCTTGATGACCTTTAACCTTCACAATTTGCACATTACTATTTTTAAAAAATTTCTGGAGTTCAATCCACAATTCTTTATTTTTAACGGGAGTTCTATTAGCAGTCATCCACCCGTTAACTTCCCACTTATCAATCCAACGTTGATTATAAGCATTACTAATATATGCACTGTCAGTATAAACAATTACAGAGTTTCCAAAATTTTCTTTCCAATCTTCAAGGCCTTTAAGCATAGCCGTCATTTCTGCAACATTGTTTGTATTTTTATCGCAATCTCCATGGCGCTCGCGCAGAAGTACG